GTCCTTCGTTTCCCGACCCGTACGTTCAGACCCGCCCAGGATCAGCTGCATGAGGCGCAAAATTGCGCTCGTCACTGTGTCCTCGACGAACCAGCGTTTCATATTTTGAACATATGCTCCTTGATAGCCGTATGCGTAATCGATGCCGGCTGGATGGAGATCATCGGCATTTCGATATCCGGTTGCCTTGACCAGTACGTAACCTTTTTCAGCATTGAATTCGACGATCTCGGTTTCAATCCGTCCCGTGGGATTTGTGGCAATCCAACGATCCGTGCGAGCGCGTGCAGCTTCGTAATTATCGAGAAATCCCATTTACTTGACCGCCTTATCTGATGCAGAAATGTGGCGTGAGACTGCGCGACCGCGTGTAAAGCCGATGCGCTCGCCTTCTTTGTACCCGACTGAATATGACATCGCTGACCATAAAATCGCAGCCAGCGTCATAAATACGACGATTGATAGTTCATTCATTGTTTTGCTCCCGTTTCGGGAAGCGACGGTCGCGCTCCCTGAAATAGAGAGTGACAGCAATATTCGACAAATTCAAGATTCACGCCTAGTTTTCGGCGTGTCGATTGCCTATTTGTGGTTTTTTAAATGCTCAATCATCAGCGTTCGGATTTCACGTACATCGGCACGAATCCCATCAGCAAATCCATTACTCACCGGACGTGAGTTTTTTTCAGATTTGGCAGCGTACAAAGCTGCAATCGATGAAACTGTGGTCGCTGCAATTAGTCCGACCGCTGTGATTGCTTCAGTCATTTGACGCCGAAATCCTTATCTTTAGGGTTCAACCATCGCAAGATCACTGGTGCCACGGCAGCAGCTCCAGCGTAGGCGATAGTCTTTGGATCGGTTACACCAGCCATGAAAACGGCTAACGATGCAGCTAGAAATGAGCGCAACCATGAGGCTGCCATTGCTTTGAAGTCTTTCATTGCTTTGCTCCTAGTCCTAAGCTCCCGATCAACGCAGCGGCTTTCGCTGGCGTCACGGCTATTTCAAAATGCATCTCATCTGGACGCGATCTGAAATCACCGCCCCAAATCATTCCGTATTTTTTAGCCAAAGCGCGGATCATTGGTACTTTTTCCGCTGGGAATGTCCCAGATTTGCCCAGTGGATGATCCGTTGCATTGAGATCAACAGCTGTCCCAGATGAATGATTTGAAAGCTTGTTTGTCGATCCACGGACATTGCGGAAGCAATACCCCCAATCATCCAATTTGCCTTCATTGATCGGCTCAATGAGGTCATGAAAGTCTTTACAAAATGCAACGATCAAGGGTGCAACAGCTTTCGCGCATCGCACCTTGACCCCCGTGTCCCCAATCACGAAGCTTTGAATACCGATCTCAGCTTGATCAGAGCTTGCTTTCCAGCCGTTTTGAGACTGCATTATTGCTTCTTTAAAACGTCCAAAATTGCCTTTGCCTTTTGCATTTCCACCATTTCAGATCGAATTGCTGCATAGCACTCATCGGCATACCAAAGTTTTGATAACAATTCGAGATCATCAAGATCTGCAATTAAAGCTGATGTAGCGTGCTTATCAGTTGCACCTTTGTATTGTTCAAGATGTGCAGGATATTCCTTAGGCAATGCAGCCAAGATTGATTTGAACATTACGATATTTGCTTCATATTGCGCCACTTCTGCAATACGAATTTCAAGTGCAGTAGGTTGTTCAGTTGTCATTTTTATTTCTTTCTGTTAGTTGGATACGGTAACGCCATATTGGCCACCGCTTGGAAGTGTTGCTGGGTCTGCGTATTTTGTACCGAAACCGCCTGACCACGCATAAGCCCCGATATATGGGCTGCCTTGACCAGCCGCGAAAAAGTCACTGTCATCAGAATTCCAACCAACGGCGCGACCATAGAATCCAATCGCCGTTGCTGGGTTTGAGTATTTGCTTCCCCAGCCTGTGCCGACTGTGTATGCGTAAGCCCCGAAAAATGGCGTGCCTGTTGTTCCCAAACCGACCACGTTGTTTGCTTTGTTCAATGTCAATGAATTTGTGCTGGTTGCAGTTGCTGGGTCTGCGTACTTTGTACCGAAACCGCCTGACCATTTATATGCAACCTGCTCAGGGCTGGCATTTTGGTGCATAATTACGTCAGCACCATTTGATGACCAGTTGAAATCGAACGCCTGTCCACTCAACGCTGTTGATGGATTCGCGTATTTTGTTCCGTAACCGCCTGAAAATGGGTACGCATAAACCCACGGAGAACTAGCAGAACCAACCGCAACGGCTGAACCGTTTTGATTCCAGCCCACTGGGTGACCACTTAACGCATAATTATTGGGCAGAGTTGCAGGATTGGAATATTTAGAACCCCAGCCACTTGACCACACATAAGTGTTGATGTATGGACTACCTGTTTCGTTAAAAACAATGGTATTGCTGCCTGAATTAAATTTAATGCCACGAGCACCACCTGCGCCTGAAAATGTAGGATCAGCATATTTTGTGCCGAAGCCAGTCGATGACCATGGATAAGCCACAGCTGGAGTTGTAGAATTATTTGCAGTTGCGGCAACGAATTGATTATTTGGACTCAAATGAACGTCTGCAGAACTAGCTGCCGGAAGTGTTGCTGGATCTGAAAACTTAGTACCCCACCCAGATGCTTTTGTAAATTTATATGCATTTATGTATGGAGACGTGTCACTCGATGAAATTACATATAACGGAGCTGGCGCATTAGAGCTTGCCATAATTCCTAAAATTGGAGCCATTATGCTAAGTCCCCAAATACAATCCATGAGTTAGCTGCTAGTTTTTTGACTGTTGCCCCAGAGTTAGCAACACGAAGCTTCGGTGTCGCACTTGTCGCACCTGTTGAAATCACTGTTGTCGTTCCCGGTGTTACAGCTGCGATGGTTGGCTGACCTGCACCTGTAATCCAAAAAACGTTGAATTCGGTTCCTACTGCAAAGTTGAAAGTTGCATCTGTTGGAATTTGGAATTGCTGAGTTGCAGCGTTATTCATAGAGAATAAATTGCCTTCATCACCACTTACAAATACATAACTGGCAGTCTTGGCTGTGTAAGTGCATGAAATCTTTGGACTTGAGATGACTGGGGTTGTCAGCGTTTTATTTGTCATCGTCTGAGCTGTGGTGAGATCAACTGTCACCGCTGTATTGATCGAGACAGTGACATCGCCTGAAGTTCCGCCACCTGAAAGACCTGTGCCAGCTGTTACGCCTGTAATGTCTCCGGGATTAGCCGAAACCCAAGTGAAGTCCATATCGGTATTTGTAGCTTTTGACAAGATTTGACCTGTTGTACCGCCTTTGAGATCAGCCATCGTCGTATCGACGCCTTGACCAAAAACAGCGAAATCGGCTGGTAAATCCGTCACCAAATCGGTGCTTGTCGGCATTACCCATCCGAAGTTTGATGTTGGATTGCTCATGTTTTCTCCTTAAGCCACAATGGTGGCATTTTCCCAGTCTAGTGTCGGATTGACGGTATTCCAGCGTTCTGTCACTGGTACATCGTTCCATCTCATTGCTTGCAGACTGAACGCGATCGGTGACAAATTTAAAGTGACGGCGATTTGATTGTAAGCGGCTTTAAATGTCCAGCCCTCAACGAAACCCAAATAGTTTCCGCTCGCCATATTTAGCGGCAAATCAGAAATTGAAATTGGCATACCCATGAAAACGCTGATCAGATTATCTCGATCAGAATCGTCGAGTTCTGGATTGGTCAATTCATAGGTTATTTGATTAAAATTGTATTGAGGATATGCACGCAGCGATAAATAGAAATTCGCTTGACTTTGAGCATCTGCGGCGTTGTGCAAAGTTGTCGAAATAATTTGTGCAAGTTCGCCATAAAGACCAGTTGAGACGGTATCAATTGCAGACTTTTCCGACGATGATGTTGCGTCATATTTCAATGTGATGGAATTCCGAACGTCGCCGGCACGCTGCTGAATCATCAATCCTTGTCCCAGAGCGTCATTGGCTGAAAATTCAACATATCCGTTCACTGACAAATATGCGCTGCGATGAGTCGAATCGGCATATCCAATTTGACCCAAAGAGTTTTCATATATGTACCCAAGACCTGATGTGGCTAGAGCTGAAACCAATGAATAAACATCTGTTCGATCCGATGATCGAGCCGCTAATTCGTAATTGCCTGGGCGATCAATCTCTCCAAGTCCAGAATTCTGAGCCGTAGCCCACGTCACTGCTGCTGGATAAGTCGCCCATGTCAAAGCCTGTGGTACTTCTTGCCACGAATCAAACAATACCTGTTTCAAAATATCATAAACTTGATCGCCGTCAAATTTTTTACTCAAAACACCATTTGTCAAAGCTTTGGGCAAACGAGCCAACGCACCGAGAGCGATGATGGTAATTCTTTGAGTGTAAGTCACACTTCCAAGTTCGGCGATGCCAATAGAAACATCGACAACTGATCCTCCAAAAATTGGCATGAACACGTTCGTTGAATCTTTGAGTTCAACAGTAAGTGAATCATTGATTGAAATCGGTACAGCTGAGTGATCTAAATTGATAATTTCGAGATTGACATATCCTGCGGATGCTTGTTCATAAATATTTGTGCGCCCTGATGTGATCGTCAAATTCGACAAAATGGCAGACGTGTATTCAACGCCACCAATCGTGACTCGCCAAATCGGATTGAATTGCGTCATGCAAATTGCAGATTCTGTGCGCCATTTGTGCCACGGTAGAATGAATTATTCAACACATTGACAATGCTTCGGGCTGTACCCTCTGGATCTATTGCGCCAGAAACATTGATATTGATGACTGAACCGCCACCATTTCCCAGCTTGTTATTTGGCACAATTCGTCCAGATGATGATGGGACGAATAATTCTGGGCCTACTTCACCGACAATGTATGGACGATTTGAGCTGACTGGCCCACCAGCTGCAAGTTTTGGAATCTTTGGTAAATCTTTAGCACCTGTAATGTTATTGACAATATTGTAGGCACTGATCAAAAGATTGACCGCGCTGATTGCCGCATTGATTCCGGATACCAAAACGCTTACAGCTGATGAAACGCCATTGATAACTGCTGCCACACCGCTGAAAGCAAGCTTAAATGCTCCACCAATAAACGGTGCAACCAATTTAGCAACAACCAACAATGCATCAAGTCCAATTTTTAACAAATTAAAAAATCCCACGTTTTCCTCGATAGCGTTTTTTATTGCAACAAATACTGTCTTGATACCATCTAAGACTGGCTTCAACACATCTTTGAGAATTGGAAGCAATTTATCTTTAATAAATGACCACATTGCTGAAACGGCTGGAATAAATGTTTCCGTAAAAAATGTGGATAATCCTTCAAAAGTGGGCTTTAAACCTTCGCCAATTTCTCCAGCCAATTTTTGAATTGTAGGAATTACATTATCGACAAAGAATGTGACCATTGGCGTGATTGCATCAAGCACAAATGATCCGACTGTCTCTTTGCCTTCATCAAAAGCGACTTTGAGACGATCCATTTTGCCGGCAAACGTGTCAGCTTGAATCGTGGCTTGATTTGCGAAAGTATCAGCAAGAGTTTTGGTGATTTCATCCATCGACATTGTTTTGAGTTCGGCTGCGCTGAGTCCCACGCCTAATCTACCGAGCGCGCCTGTATTGCCCTCGTAAGCTTTACCCAAAGCATTTGAGACGGCTTCGAGTGATTTGCCTGATCCGGCGGCAACATCGAGAGCAAGATTTTGTAAATCCTGAGCAGATTTCAAATCGCCCGTTGCGCGAGTCAGTCTTTCCAGCGATGGACGAAGCTGTTCATCGGTGATGCCAGTGGCAAGCGACGTTTTTAAAATGTACGATTCAGTAGCTGCAATTTGACTGTCAGTTGCGCCTGTTACATTGCGCAGAGTTGTTGCTAGTTTTGCTTGAGCAGCTTCATCGGCGATTGCAGATTGAACGCCATCGACGAGCAGTTTTCCAGCGTATGCGGCAGCAGCAGCTCCAGCGGCGGCAAATGCCAATCCCACGTTTTTACTGAAATCGCCAATTTTGGATGATGATTGCTCAACGTCTCCATTTGCCTGAGCAAGCGACTTTTTGAGCTGATCGACGTCAGCAAGAATGGAGAGCTTGAGCGTTCTTGATCCTGTGCCAGCCATTACCACTCCTTCAATATTTTGCTAAAAGCATTTTCCCATTCATTGATGATATAAGGCTGTTCGGCACGCAGAGTCGGATAAATGAACCATCCACGTGATCCGCGACCTTCTTTGCCCGACCAAACTGGAAACTGTTTGAATTTGTTTGATCCGAATTCGTAACCGCCCCAAAGCATTTGAGTCGTACCGCCACCGCTAAGTTTTTGAGACGCAAATCCAAATGAAATCTCGCCAGTTTTGGCTGATTTGGAAACACGCGATCCGGCAGCAATTAACGGTGCGACCCCATTGTTGGCTTCACCAGCTGATGCCTGAATCTTGCCTTGTAAATAAGTTGCCAACGCATTTGACTGGGATTTGGCTTCCGAAACAGCTGTTTCATCCATTGCTTTGAAAGCTGCATAGATACCACGCAAATCGGCTTTGTCATAGGCGATTGAATCCTCAGCCATTGCGTTTCTCCAATATCTCGATCGCCGTCAATATGTCCTCTGCGCTTTGCCATTCACTCATCGGGATTCCTGTGGCGATCGCCAGTTCCACGATGGTGCGACTTAAACTTCCGCGCTTGTGACTTTTGGGTCGTTGTCCCCTGTTAATACATCGACGACAGTTTCCATCCACACTTCAAATGGCTTGACTGGCTTTCCAGCAGACTCGCGTTTCATGGCGTGATATGCCAAAAACATCAGATCGGCAATTCCGATCTTGTCTTGAGCCTGCTGGATCGTGAACCCAGTCTTGATCTCCCATTTCGCCCACTCGGGTGGCTGTGCCACGTAGGTTTCAGTTTGACCAGCTGCATATTCGATTGTGATTGGTAGTTTCATTTTTGCTCCCGATTCTTTGTTTTAGTCTAGTGCTGGTGTGGTGACGCAAGTAAATGCGAGAGTCGCTGTCAATGCGTCTGGTGCTGTACCGCCCAAGTCTGGAAAAATTGGCTGAACGCTGAAAGCATAAGCAACACCGCCGACTGTGAACAACACTGGAAGTGCTGTGTTTGGTGTTGTTGCAGCTGCGTTCCAAAGAGCTTCGCACAATGAACCGACTGCACCGAAATCCTGAAGCATTTCCACGTTGAAAGTTCCCTGAGTATCTGTTGTGTAATACGCTTTTCCATCGAGTGTCTGATACGTGTTGATCGTTGAATCGACAGTCAAAGTTGCGCTTGTTGCCTGAGCATCGAAGTTGTCACCATCAATCGTGAAAGTGATATCTCTGCCAGTTATGATTGATGTTGCCATCTTTGGTCTCCTTAGTTGTTTTCCTGTGTGTAATACGTTGAAACTGAAAGATCAGCCATTAAGAATGATCCAGTTCCGACATTCATGATCGCTGGTCTTTCGACGTTGCCGACCACGTATCCCGCTGGCATTGCACCGAGAATTTGAATGACAAGCTGCTCCAATCCATCGAGCGCACCTGCGTTGTTGTTGTACGCGACAACAGCTGAAATGACAAAATTGATTTTGACTTTGGTGACGGCTCCATTGACCAAAGTGCTTTCCATGTATGGTGAATCAGCCACAATCACGCACGCTGGAGCAATCAAAGTCTCCGGTGGAGCTTCATAAACTGATGCAGTAACGCCAGCAAGCGCAGTTGCTAAGGGTGCGCGAACCTCTGATTGGATTGTCATTGCGCCATATTTTCGACGTCAATGAACGGACTTAAAAGCCCGATGACACGGCTTTGAAGCGATCTGCCGAGTACGAATGGGCTTGGATTGAAATTCTCATTTGTGGTCATGTTGCCTGATGCCGTTACTGATTGAAAGATTTCAACCGAAACGACAAGAATTGCAGATTTAACTGGTGGCACGTTTGCATAGAGTTCGGCAGCCGATGATCCATCGAGCGTTGCTGATCCTGCTGGAATAATTGTGTACAGCACGCGATCTGCGAGTTCTGTTTCAACGCTGAAAGCGAATGGGTCAGTGGTGTGAGCTGTGACGACGTATGTGTCATCCAAAGCACCGCATCCGGCAATGACCACGGATTGACCGACTGCAAAATAGCATGGACGCAAAGTGGTGAAATAAGCAACGCCATCTCTGATGCGAGTCGTCGAAACTGCATATTGGTATTGCGTAAGCAACGGCAAAATCGTCAGTTCAGCCGAATCAATTATCTGGTCGAGATATGTGTCGTCATACAAAGATTCAGAGACGCCAAGCACCGTGCGCAGCTCGTCGGCTGTGATGATATTTGGCATCTCTGATCTCCTATTCTGCTCGACTGGCTCGGGAGCGAACCAGCCGATGTCTAATTAGCTTGCGTTGAACGCGTATGCGCCAGCTGCAATCTTGGTTGCTGTCGCGCCGTATCCGTACATTAGGACGCCGATTGAACCGTCCTCGAGGAAATTGGTGCGAAGCTCCAAGCGTGGAGATTCGTACCATGTGTATGCATCGCGATTGATGACGTACATTGAGTTTGAACCCAAGCCTGAAAGTGCTGTATCGACCCAAAGATCGATGCCATTTACTGATCCGCGCAAGCTGCGTGGCTGTGCGTTTCCAGCTGCGTTCATTGGGTTGAGCGCGTTGTAGATTGGACGTCCAGCGTCGTTGAATCCCATGATGCGTCCCCACATCTGAGGTGAGACGACAATTGCATCAGCGAATTTGAATGTGTTGGAATAAACACTTACTGCGCCGCCAGCAACCCAAGTCAAGAATTCTGCCGCTGTGATATCTGAACCGATACCAGTTGCAGTCTTTGTTGATCCGGTGATGATCTGTCCTGAGTTGTATGTGTTTGTCTCACGTGCATATTGCGCGCTCATCGCTGAGATGAGTTCTGAGTAATAAAGTGGGTCAGATCGGTCAGCGAGTTCCACTGACATGATAGATGAACCCTTGAATGACTTCACATTGACGTTCAGAAATTCTGTTTCGAGTCCTGCTGGTGTGATTGGATCGAGTTCGTCGATCTGATCTACGGTTGGGAGCGCAGTTACCTTTGGAATCTGGAAAACCATTCCAGCTGACGGCAAAGTGCCATTTGAAATTGAATCAATCGATGCGCGAACGCTATCTGAAAGACCATTTACGACTTCGCGAAGCTGACGTGTTGGAATAAGTCCAGGAGAATCAGTTGTCGCTGTTGCAGCTGCGATGAATGAACGTGATTGCTCATCTCCACGCATTGCATTGACTTTGTGCATTAAGAATGTTTCTGGTGAAACAATTGGGTTACGTGTTGCGATGAAATTTACAGGCTTTGGAGCTGATGCAGCCTCGACCTGTGCTGAAGCTTCTACCGTCTCGGCGGCAGTTTCTGTGACGGTGTTTTCCACGACGTCTCCTTCTGTTGGTTGTTGTGGTTGTGCTTCTGCCTCATCCGTTGATGGTTCAGAATTTTCTGGTGCGGTAGTCGCGGCGACATTTGACACACGTGCTGAATCAAATGCTGGGTTATGTGTTAGCGCGACACCGACCAAATCTGCTTTAGAGACGACCATTGTGCCGTCCTCATTGTGACCAAATTCGATTGCGTTTGCTTCGACGGAAAATCCATCGCGCAGTCCATCGATTGCTTCTTGGATCGCATCTGATCCGGCAGTGGTCTTTGAAATCTTAAAAGTTGCGTTGATCGATGTTCCATCTGGTGACAATTCCATCGAAAGTGTTTTACCAATTGGACGAGCTGAATCATGCTCCAAGTTGAGCTTCACATTTGTCGGATTCAATGATCCAGACTTAAACATCACTTTTCCTGTTGATGCATTGGCTGGCTTATCAAAAGCAACAATCTGTCCCGTAATAGTGCGTGCCTCTGAATCGGCAGCCGTGATAGTGAATGGTGTTGTAACCTTCATGAGATCATATCCTCTGATTGACGAATTTCATCGACGCTCAATGCTGGTTGTCCAGTAACAGGATCGACGATTGAGTTGAGTACCTTGTAAATATTCGCACGTTCCAAATCCGATCCGCGCAAATAATCTGATAAGTCGTATTTGACTTCCTGTGATGATGGGACGAAATCTGGCATTGATAAACGCTCAGAAATTGAAGTCATCAGCGGAATCAAAGAGAAATCAAAAAGTGTTTGACGTTGATTGACTGCATTGCTGTACGTCATCGATGATCCAGTTTCGGCGTCGATGTAATAAGCCGGAATTCCGCAAGCACGTGCAACCTCGGTCGCGATGTAGCTGCCGCGAGCTGTAATTTTTCGGGATCGAAGCCGACTGTTTGTAATTCGACATCAGCATTGAGAAATGCAGTGCCACGATTGCGACGTGCTGTTCCCCATGCCTCAAGTAATTTTGCGATGCGGTCAGACGGAAGTGCGGTGCCGTTGCTTTTAAGTACCATCGACGGAATAGGTTCTCTGGCGTACATTGCAGCGGCACGTTCTAGTTCTGCTCCCGTGCGAATAGTGCGACCAGCACGGTTGAGAATTCCTTCATCGTTACCATTGAAAACGACCAATGATCCGACGCCTGAATTTGGCACCGGTGTTCCATCGACCATGTAATACTCAATTTCGGAAGCGATTGCATTTGTTTGAATCGTTACGCGAGTTGGTGAAACCCGTTGAACGCTTCGCACCCGATACGTGTCCTGAAACAGCTCCGTAATTTGCCAGTAGCCATAGCCGTATAGCAAAATGTCCTCGAGCGTCCACACGTAAGTTGCAGACCCCGGAACACGTGGATCGGGTGTACGGATCACGCGTGGTGTTGCACCTTCGATCTCCATACCAGTTGAGCGATCAATTACTTCTAGCCCAATCGATGCAATCGATGAACAAATAATATTTCTTGCACGCGCGCCGGATGGAATGGACATGAATTCCTCGCGCGTGGCTGTATTTGCTCCGCCGAAAAATGGTGTTAACGAATCAAGGGTTGTCACTGGTGCAAGCGAAGCAGCCACGTCGCTGACCGCTTGCGGCGTGACTGCCTCGATCTTGCCTGATGCGAAAATATCGCGAATTCCCATGCGTGAATTTTCCCACGCTTAGATCATCAACCGACGAGAATGTCAATGTCCGTCTCTGGGCGTGTCGCAAAATGTGTGACCAATGCAGTTGCTACAGCTGCGCACACTGGTGCTTGACCTCGACGACCAATGACCCATCCAGCATCTCCACGTGGGAATTTAACAGCTGAAAGAATCTGTGCCGTGAGTTCGCCTTGATTTCGATGCTTTAGACGACCGCTGTTGATCGATCCAAGCAGCTCATCGCAACTTTGTGGATATGACGAATCCATGTCATAAATTGGGATTCCGGCTGGACGCAATCTGGTGGCGATTGATCCGGCTGCCCTTTGTGAGTACAGCAAATACTCCAATGGATACTTTCGGCAATAAGGCGCAATATCGTTTGCGATGGCTCGATCATCCAAATGCAGATCGTTGCTCCAAGTGTGCAGCAGCTTGACGACGAAATCCTCTGACCCAAGTTTTTGGGCTGCGACAAGTGCTGCCTGTTTTCTGTCCGGCGTGACGTCGATGGCAAGCCATGTCAGTTTGTCTGGATCAAGATCGATTTCAGTATCACCACATTCTTTCCATTTTTCAGCATCGACTACGCCAGTGATGGTTTGTACCCACCGGCACATAACCTCGGTCATGACCACGGATGGATCGTCATTGAGTACGGATTTGATGTTGCCGACATTGATTGTGTGTCCCAGTGCCGGATTGCTGTACGTGGCGTTTTCCAATGAGATCACGTCAGTGGGAGCAGACCATTCAAAGTAACCAATCTCCGAATCATCAGCTCCGGCAATAGCAGCGAGCGCACGCTCGCGCAGCTGGTTCAAAATTAAAGACGTCGATTCACCAGCATTTGTGTAGCCAATGACCATCGGATTTTTTGCCGCCATCAAGGTATATCGCAGCGATGCGAAAGTCTCCATGTCTTTCATTTCGCGCAGCTCATCAAGATGCAACGTCGATGGAGCTGAAATTCCTCGAGCAGCCGATCCAGATGCACGGATCATGAACCGCGTACCCAAAGTCGTCTCGATTTCTTCTTCACCGTGGCGACGTCGAATCCGCTTGACTTGTTTGCTGAGAAAATCAGAGCCTTCAATGAGACGTTCCAAATGCCGAAACAGGCTCAAATCGGCTCATATCGGTTTCTGAACCGGAATCAGCTACGCTATTTGGAAGTCCGACGCCTAGAATCTGCACGCCA